GAGCGACAAAAACGGACGACCCCAAGGCTCCTTCAGCCTACTTCATCATGGACTGCTGTATCTGTCTCGCTGCAATTGAGGCGACCACAAGCTCGGTGCGGACGTCGTGTGGACACCACTTTCACTTTGCGTGCCTCGCGACCTGGTCGAAGACCAAGTCATCGTGTCCGATGTGCCGTCAGGCGTTCACAGAGACCGAGACGCCCGATTGGAGTGGACCCGAATCGATGGGCAACTGGCAAACGGAGCTGGTCATTCCCTTTGACCGAGATGCGAGTACGTCCGCTCGGATTCAAGCCATGCTGAGTGCGACTCCGGGAGCTGGGCGTAATTTCATGCTCGACAGCCTGATGGGGCGACCTGGGGCGTGGAGGCGAGCCCTTCGCGAGCACCTTCAAGGCCGCATGAACGCCCGTCCGATTGAGGAGGTTCCGCATGAGGGACTCGACCCCATCTCTGTCGACTTCATCATGGAGTATGCCATGGTGACGCGCCGGCGGGCTGAAGCGTATCTTCAGTTCTTCGGCGACCCCATTGAGACGGTGATGTGCCTGGCGAGCCCAAGCGAGGACCCGATCCCCAGCTTCCAAGAGCGAGACCGTCCTGACTCAGACGAGCCCTATATCTCGCGGTGGACGGGCAATCGCGACCGCACTGGATTCCATTACAGCAATCGCGATGGCTACGATTCCGCGTAAGACCTGCTGAAAACGGATCGGTTCGCCCCGAGGAAAAGGGTTGTGCCCCTTCGTCCTGAAGAAACGAGTGCCTACAAATACACACACGACGTAGTCTTTCATAATGGACATCCGCCGTTTCTTTGAACCCTCGCGTAGGACGCCTTTCGGGAGCGGACAAGCCTTTGAGCGGCAGGTTGCCGAGCGTCTTCGCACGCTCATGTATCGCAGGATGCCGTTCACCGTTGCACCCATAGCCGGCGCGGGAGATGGAACCGATGTCCCCACGACCTGGACCAGTCTTGCGGTGGGATGGGAGTGTAAGCGCAGGAATGCCTTTGAGGCGGGGTCTCGGAAGATGACGCTTGTGGACGGACGGCTGGTGCTTCCAGAGGACGGTCTCCATAAGATCCTATTGGGAGATGTGGTCCCCTTTGAGGGCGCCCTTCCGACATTCCTAACGGAGTGCGTCCAGTCGTGGACTCCTGAGGAGGCGGCACGGTTCCGCGACATTCGTCTGCCCGTGGACTCGGGCGCAGCCGCTCAGTACTATGCCGCCAAGGGAACCCACTATATTGTCGTCGAGGGGCGCGGAGTGTACCACACGGGAGAGGATATCCTTGGGTTGGGCGTTCCCATGTTCCTGTGCCCCTTGACGTTGCGAATTCGCACATCCAAACACAAACGCAAGCTACCGGATGGGACACGTGCCCCCACCGATGTGGTCGTGGATATCAATTACAAGGCGCGGAGCCTCCCTCCGACGCCGGTCTGTATCTTCAGCTCGTTCCCGGAAGAATAAGAAGCTCAGAGGACCCCTTCTTCCCATTGTCCATCCCATATGCCCACGAGACTTCTAGAATCCGACAGTCTGCGTAGAGCTCCCGAATCGCAGGACAGTCGTTGTAGGATAGGACCCAATCCCGGCGTCCTTTTAGCACTGCCGCGAACGCTGCGTGGTCAAACCCTTCATGCATGTCTCCATCTTTTCCATAGAGGTACGAATCAATCCAGTAGGGTGGATCCGCATAGACAACAGTGTCTGGAGTTTCGGGGTGGGCGCGGAGGAACGCGCACGCATCGAGGTTCGTCAGTATGAGCCCCGAGAGGTTTAGCGCCAGACGGTCTATCGCGGAGGTCGTCATCCGCTTCTCTGCGGATTCACGAGAATAGCCCCCACAGAATGTTGCGCCGCTGAACGAGCATCGGTTCACGAGGAAGTATGCCGTCGCAATCTGGAGCGGGTCCGTGTACGTCAGGATCTCCGTGCGATAGCGAAGGAATTGCTCCTTGGAGACCGGACATGCGGCTCGGACGGCGGCTTGAAGCTCGGCTGGACGGGACTTTAGGATAGACCAGAAGGTGAAGAGAGGACCAAATAGGTCGTTCGCGTGGACCCGGTAGCCCGCATCCATGCGACTAAGTTCGAAGCTTCCCCCTCCGAGGAAAGGCGAGAGAAGGACATGGCGTCCTGGGTATTCGGTTCGGAGTGTATTCGCCAGAAGTGAGACTGCGCGGGTTTTTCCGCCCGGATAGCGCAGGGGCGACTTCCGGGGGGTAATGTGTCCGAAGAACGCACGGATGTCCATTGGATGCATCTCTCGCGGTATCCGAAAGTCCGTTTTTAGACAAATAGAACTGGGTTCGGTATAGTATTTTTCACGTCTTACTATGGGTCGCGTATCCCTAAACACTGCTAATGAACTCCCACTGCAGGTAGTCACAAATCTTCTTCCAAATCTGGTCGTGGGCGATCAGACGGTCGCGGCTCTTGAGCAACGGAAAGTAGACCTTGTACTCATCCAGCTCCAGCAGCTCGAAGAACTTGTAGAGGATGTACGAGTAGCTGAGGAAATTGGTTCGGTCATCGGGGCAGTACAGCAGGAACGGAGCCTGGATTTCCTGGAACATCGCTCGGATTTTCTCCTCGATCTCCGGCGTGATCGTCGGCGGTGGATTCCCGTTCAGGCGACTGAGGATATGGGTCCGGTGTTCGTAGTACTTGGAGCGACCGAGCTTCTTCAGGATCTGGCGTATGTCTTCCTCGGACAGGTCTGCGACGTTCGTGATGCGACGCTTGCGAAGCTCGAGAATGACCTCGTTCATCACGTCCTCGGGAATGATGGTGGACTCCTTCGCCTGAAACTGATTGAGGATCTCATTGAGATGGTTGATCTTTTTGTACGCGTAGTTGTTCCGCTCCTTGGGCGGATCGCGGAAACTCGGGAAGTCCGAGACCACCAAGGCATACTCTTCTGAACCACACTTGGGGCAGACGAGAATTCCTTCTGAGCTAATCTCTTCGCGGGCCACGTTGCACGACAAGCAATGCTCGGTCATCTGCTGGGTCATCTCGGGACCCGAGGAGAGCTTCATGCGGTGAATGTAGGCATCGTACATCTGCTTCCGAGTTGGACCCACGTCTCCAGGAGCGGCATTTGCGAAAAACTTGAGAATCGTCGTCGAGTCGCGAAGAGACGTCGGGGCGGGTGCACTGGTCGGGTCCTGCTTCTTGTAGTAGTCGAGCAGGATGTCCATATTTTTCAGATAGTAGTCTTCAACAGGATTCGAGTGCTCAAGATCGAGTTCAAGCTCACGGGCGGTTGCCTGGAGATGCGTGGCTTCGACAACAGACTCCAACGAATTCGATGCATAGAGCTCCGAAATCTCCTCACGAAGGCGTGTAAGGTCAGTCTGGCGCTCGCCCTGTGTCGACGTCAAGTCGCGCAAGGTCTGAACCACCTCCCGATGCACAGAGTCCAGCGTTCCGGTTGTCTGTCCCCCCGAGGGAGCCTCTCGGATCTTCCGTACGCGAAAGACATCCATTTATGAAGCTCAACACCTGTCCTCTGTAGACCTGATTTTGAAACATGCAGGGTCGTTGGCGTTTGACAGCCTCGAGCGTTCCCTCACCGTCGAGATGGAAGCGCGTGCAGACGTAGGCTAGCGCAAGGTACGCACTGCGATTCATTCCGGCCTGACAGTGGACGTAGACAATCCCGCCAGGAGGCGATCGCAAAAACGAGTGCAGGACCTGTTCGAACCGAGGATACCAGTCTAAAATGTTGTGGTGGGACGAGTCCAGCGCAGACAGGCAGACATAGCGGTCGGGGTGAGCCTTCTGAAACCACTCGGGGCTATCCCCCGGAAAGGCACAATTGATGACGTGAGAGATCCCGCGATCCCGGACGAAGCGTTGGGTGAGAAACGCGCCAGGACCGACGAGAATTCGCGTATGGAAGTACGCCGGAGGCTGACGAAGGTAGGAGGGGAGAGGAATCAGCATCTACCTCTTCCTCCCGACTTGCCTTTTAATGGTCGCACGCAGGAACTCCCCCTCCTGCGACTCCACACCAGCCCGAGGTCAAGCCCTTCTCGGCGCGACACGGGCACGCGCGCTGGGCCCGAATGCGGGTCAGGGCTTCCTCATGGCGAAGCTGCTCGGTCGCCTTCTGGTCTCGAACGCGATTGGCGTACGCCTCCCACCCGCTCTTGGCAATGTACTCCATCTGCCGAAGGGACCACGCATAGGAGGCTCCGCTGTGCCCCTTGTACATCATCCGCGCAGCGATGGCGGAGAGTTCAAAGTCCGACGCGAACATGAATCCATCGGGTCCGGGGGTCGAGGGCTTCGCCAGATAGTCCCAGAGACCCGCCTGGGAGACCGCCTGGTAGGCATCCGCAAGCATCGTCGCATCCGAGGTCGAGAATCCGAGGGACGTGAACCGCTCCATTGTGTATAAAAACGGGTGCCTTGTAAGCAAGACGTCCGTTTTTGTATGGACATAGAGGGCTATCTCAATCAAGTCTTCGAAGAAGGACGGTTGGATGACGAGATCCTTCGCATTCAGCATCTGATGATTGGGTTGACCAAACTCCCGCATCCCGACAAGGGGATTCAGGCGAGGAAGATTCACCTCATGACCCAGATCTTCAAGGGGCTCCTCTCAACCAAGGATGCCCGAGAGAAACGTATTCAGCAGATTCGTGAGAACTACGGTGGCAGCGCCCAGAATTGCAGCCCCCGTCCAGCTCACGACCCCGCCC